CCTGTCTCATCACGCTTCAACCTTGCATAGCCAAGGAAGGCTGGAAAGCCGTCAAGAATAAACATATTCTTAACTGCTGTCCAGACTTCTTTTGCCATAAGAGGCGGAGGCCTGGTAAGCATGGAGTCTTTATACATAACCGGGAACAAGTCACAATCGCGGTCAATAATGTCACCCACGAGGTTTTCCAAGACTAAGTCTTGGAGCACTTCTTGGGCTTCATAGTCAGCAAATTGAGAAATTTTACGTAAAGGTTTTGCTAGATCCGTTGGTAAGAAACTCATCACGTATGAGTCTCGTATCCACGAACCTATCTTTACCTTGACGTCAAATAGCTCTAACGTGCTGTGATAGAGAAGAGAGGAATAGAATTTCTCTGAAGGAACGCTCGCGTTCCTTTCGATAAACTCAGTTACTTCCTTCTCACACTGTTTATCACGAATTGTGCCTATATCCAAACCGTCTAACCCCTCGGGGCAGACAATCGGATTATATATAGTTCTGATGCTCTTGAACTGGTGTATACAATCGGGTAAGATGTAGTTTGCTATCACCGTAGGCGACGGCGACTCTTCAACTCTACGATTCTGTATATGGAAAATGAGGTTCGGAAATGAACACGGGTCAGATAGCCCATCGAGAATTACTCGAGGAGATATCGGACTAACGTCCACTCCATTCATCAGAATCCTTTTACAGATTTCACAGACATATAAATCTTCTCCAAGCGACACGTCGCTTGAATAACCTTTATATTTAGATTGAGCTACTCCCAGAACATCTGACATCACGATGTCATATACTCTTGAAATAGCTTTTGATCTAGTTGCAGAATCATCGCCAACTACGACGAAGGCAGGATTACTTAGCTTACGACTGTCCGGAAGTAATAGGTACTTCTCGATAGAAAGGTAGAGAGCTATTTGCATAAAATGCATGAGATACCATGAGGTGTAGAACCCCATAGGATTTCCTGTATTATATCGCAAATACCTATCTCCAATTTTATCGTAGAAATCCCGGTCACGCATGAGTGATACCCAGGCGTTACCGAGATCTGTACCGATTATCGCTACACATATTTCTCCGAGGAGATCTATAGGTATCGAGTCCGTTGCAGTCGTCAGATCTTTGGAAAACGGATAACCTGTTTTCGTCCATTCTCGGCATTTATCGATTGCCTGTTGTTGG